GGAACCTGTTCGGGAAACAGTCAGCGGAACCGAGCTCTGAAGCTTGTGCAGAGTGGACTTGTCTACTTTTTGGATGATGACAACATTGTGCACCCTAACTTCTGGGTTCTTCTGCCCAAGATGCAGCTTGGTCATTTTTACACCTTTGACCAGCAGCGTTGGGATGAGTTTGTGACCCGTCCAGGAGACATATTCAAGGGTGATACGCCTCGTCTTCAGCGGATCGACACGGCTCAGTATGTGGTCGATATTCGGATGGCGAAGTTTTGGAAGGAGGACGACTACAAGGCGGACGGTCTTTTCATTGAGGACGTGTTTCTTCGCTTTAGCCAGGAGCACGTGTATTTCCCAGAGGTTGCGGCGTACTACAACTTTCTTAGGAAGTAAACCGGAATCCAGCCAGATACACCGTAGCACAATACGCAACAACCGCAATTGCAAACACCCACCACCAAACAGGAAAAACAGTGGCTTCACGATCCGTAACCCCGAACGGGCGGATCCGTCCCTCACGCCCAAAGGCGATGGACGGTTTCAGATACAGGAATGCAGCCATTAAGAAGAGATAGATGGTCACCATCCACATCCGATGGTTTCGGCGGGTTAAATCCATTGTATGAAGCAGTGTAAAAAGTTCCGCGCCAAACACAATGAGGGCGGCACCGGCATATGTACTTCCGAACCGGAAGGCATTCTCTGATGCCATCACACGAATGTTCATTAAGTCCGATTACCGCTCAAAAGACAAGGATCCGCTTGATGAGGAAGATAAGAACATTGATCTTTGCCAACAGCGGAGTGGAACAGGACGTGAGCTGTTTCCCTACCAAAAGATCATTCGGGATTACCTGAAGATTGAGACACCGTATCGTGGACTGTTGGTCTATCACGGTCTTGGTTCTGGTAAGACGTGTTCTTCCATCGCAGTGGCTGAGTCTTTGCTGAGCACCAGCAAGGTATTTGTGATGGTTCCGGCATCTCTTGAAGCCAACTACCGCGAGGAGCTTCAGAAGTGTGGTGACCCGATCTACGCCGTGGAGAATCACTGGACTGCGCGTCCGATGTCCGATGAAGTCAGAAAGGAGGGAAAGCGCCTGGGTATTTCCGATAAGTTTATGGACAAGAACAACCGCATCTTTATTACCACTCCGAGTGAGACAGCAAACTTTGAGAGCCTGTCTAGTCAAGACAAATCTGCAATCCGCTCACAGATTGCCGACATCCTTGATCAGAGATTCAACTTTATCCGTTACAATGGTCTCACTCGCTCCAATATTGCAGAGTATGTCAAGGAAGGAATGTATGACGATTCCGTTGTGATTGTGGATGAGGCTCACAACTTGATCTCCCGTGTGATCAACGAGTCTGAGATTACCAGCAAGCTGTACGATGCGATTTATCACGCCAAACGCTGCAAGATTGTGCTTCTGTCCGGAACTCCAATCATTAACTCGCCCAATGAGATCTCCTATATGATGAACCTCCTTCGTGGACCGATCGAGCGAATCACGATCCCCTTCAAGACCATTCCTACGTGGGATGAGGAGAAGATCACCAAAGCATTTCGGGGTATTCCCGAGGTGGATACGATTGAGTTCAATGCCCTGAAGAAGTACGTGATGGTGACTCGAAATCCTCCTCAGTTCCGCTCGACCTACAATGGAGAGGGTGATCGTATTGCCGTGCAGTATATGAAGGATCTGCCCTTCGTCCCCATTCCGGCTGACTGGGTTGCATCCATCAAGACGAAGATTGAAACGGATGTGGGTGGAGGTGAAATCGCCACTGAGAAGATCTCAACCGAAGAACTCCAGTGCCTGCCGACAGATTACGAGGAGTTTGCCAATCTGTTCCTGGATGGACTGAACGTGAAGAATCCGATGCTGTTCCGTCGCCGTATTCAGGGTCTGGTCTCATACTTCAAGGGTGCCGATGAGCGTCTTCTGCCCCGTCGCATCGATTTGGAGGATACGCTGGAGAAGGTGCCGATGTCTGACGAGCAGTTCACACGGTACTTGGAAGTTCGCTGGATGGAGATGAAGATTGATTCTCGTCGTGGACGGTCCAAGCTCAACGAGAACCTGAGCACGTTCCGTGTCCCGACTCGTCTGGTCTGCGACTATGCAACACCGCCGGAACTGACAGTCAAAGAAGATGCAGAGGTTGTATCGGAAAGCAAGAAGCCACCAAAGGAGGAGTCAGAGGCTGTTGTGAAGAAACTGAAGGCATCGGCTGATCGGTATTTGTCAGAAGCTGGTCTGAAGACATTCAGTCCCAAGATGCTTCGGATTTTGGAGAACATCAAGGCATCGGGAGATGCCAACCAGTTTGTGTATTCTCAGTATCGTGCACTGGAAGGTCTCGGTGTCTTGTCGGCAGTGCTGGAGACTGCTGGCTGGCAACCCTATAAGATTGTGAAAAAAGCGGGGCAGTGGGTGGAAGATCCTGATATGTCGGACAAGCCTGCCTACACATTTTACACCGGTGAGGAAGATACAGAAGAACGTGATCTAACCCGACAGATCTTCAATGGTGTGTATTCCAAGAATTTTCCGGCATCCCTGAAGCAGAGCGTGGAGGCGCGCGGAAAGAAGATCCTTCACGTTCTGATGGCGTCTGCATCGGGTGCTGAGGGTATTACGCTGACCAACGTTCGTCACGTGCACATTATGGAACCACACTGGACGCCTGCTCGTCACGATCAGGTCATTGGTCGTGCAATCCGCATTTGCTCTCACGCTACGTTGCCGATGGAAGAGCGTACAGTCAAGGTGTCTTTCTACATCTCAGTGTTTACGGAGAACCAGATGAAGTCAGCTGATTATCCGAACATTGTGGCGATCCGCAGAAATGATATGGTAATCAAGCGATATGAGGGTGATCCAGTGGAGACCTTTATGTCCACAGACGAGTATCTGTATGAGACGGCATTTGAAAAGGAGCGCATTGGTCAGCGGATGGCTCTGTTGCTCAAGCAGTCGGCGATTGATTGCGAAATCCACCGGAAGCTCCATTCTCGTGAACGTCCGGTGGTCTCGTGTATGCGTTTTGATTCCACCACAACGGGTGAAGATCTGGCATTCAGACCGAATATTAAAAATGAGGATTTGGATGAGACTGTGTTGCGCAACACCTCCAAGAAGCACCGCTCCTTGCAGAAGGTCCTGGTGAAGGGCATTTCACTGATCATCGATCGCAACACCAAGGAGGTCTTCGACGGACCTGCTTGGGACGACAATCAGCGCCTGCTCCGTATGGGCAAGATGGTCAGCCCTACTTCGATCGAGTTTCTGCTCTAACACGGTCGTCAAGCCTCCCTCTTCACATCCTCAATCCACGAAGAGCAGACCTCATCCCACGTCTTGAACTTGTAGTTTGCCGCCGCCTTCTTGTAGGCGGGGAGACTGGTGATCATCTTCTCCATCTGGTTCGCGAGCTCACGATAGTCAAAGTTCGGCGCCCACAGACCAAGCGGCATCGTACCCGAGAAATACCACCGATCAAACGGCTTCACAAAGCCACATACCGACTCGTCCATAAACGAGCGATATGTTCCAATGTCCGTCACGATCTGCGGGGCACCCGTGTAAAGGTGCTCAATCTGGCACAGACCAAATCCCTCACCATCCGACGTATTCACGCCAATATCTGCGGCATTGTAGATCTCGTTGATCGACGAATCTGGGACAGGCTTTGCTGATGTATCCACAAGCAGGAGGCGCTTGGCAAAATCATTCGGATCAAGACCCTGGCGCTGCATCTCCGTCGAATACACACGACTGACATCATAGTATGCACCCTGCTGCCCATTCAGACCCGTCACAATCATAAAGTAGTACGGCTTGGACGGATCGCGCTTGATCAGTTCAACAAATCCCATAATTGCCAGGTCATGACGCTTGCGCTGGCTGTTGCGATTGGCATTGACAAAGAGAACTGCCTCGGGTGGGATTCCCATTGTTGCACGAACTGCCATACGCGCCGAATCAGAAAGCTTGGAGAACATGGTCGTGTCCACAGCATTCTCCAGAACACGGATGTCTGGGAACGGAGCATACTTGGAGTAGATGTCTGCCCAGTACCGTGTGAAGCAATACACGCGGTGAGCATTCTTCGTGATGGTCTCGATCAGAGGAGGTGCAATACCCTCATAGACCTGATCCACATACACCCACAGCTTGTACGGCGATGTCTCCTTGTTGAACTTCATCGCCTCCACAAACCGGTGGATGATGAGCGGGTCATTGTAGATCATCACAACATCCGGGTTCACCATCTCAAGATACTCGTGGATCTTGTTGAATCCAAAACCCTCCTCCTTCGGATCCTCGTTTGCAGCTGCGTCGTAGGCAATCACACCCTTCGGGACCGTGCGAATACTCGTGCGTGCAGGAAGGCGCTGAAATCCGAAGTGATACGTCTTCACTGCGGGAGCCAGTGTCGAGAGCTGTCCCAGTAGGTTATACACCACCTTCGAGTACCCCGTGGTCTGATCTACGTGCGTGCTGATAAGAACAAATCGCATTATGATAAATACATAATCTCTCCGTAAATCACAAATGCAGGTCAATAACGTTCAGGATTATATTACGCAGAAGAAGCGACAGATCATTGCCGCAAGCCTTGCGACGGCTCCTCCTCCGCAGAAGCGTCGCTCCAATACCCAGTACACTGCTATTCTTGGCAACAAGTCCCAGCAGTACACTCGGTTCGTGGGTGGAATGGGTATTAACGCCTATTACCCAGCAACGCTGGGAACAACCTATACATCAGCGTGTTGCGTCCCCGCGAACACTGCGACCAGCACCTATTTAGTCTAATCTCATTACTAACACAATATGCCTGGAGGTCTACTTCAATTGGTGGCAATTGGAGCCCAGAACGAACTCGTTAATGGAAGCCCGTCTATGACGCATTTTCGGGCAGTCTATCGGCGACACACAAACTTTGCAATGGAGGCAATCCGAATGACGTTTACGAGCTCCAACTTGGATTTCGCACAAACAACGACACGGACGATTCAGTGTCGGATTGACCGCTATGCACAGATGCTTCACGATACGTATTTGGTCCTGACCCTTCCCGATATCTGGTCGCCGCTTCACTATCTCGGTCCGACAGCGACTCCGCCGGCGGGATATGATCAGCGCTCAAACTCGATCGGTTACGAGTTCAAGTGGATCGAGAATATCGGCTACAACCTGATTGATCACGTCGAGATCACGGCGAACGGACAGGTTCTGCAGACATTTACAGGTGAGTGGCTCAAGTTTTATTCCTACCTGACACACGATCCCAACAAGCGCAAGATCGTAGATGAGATGGTCGGACATGTCGATGCGCTCAAGGATCCGGCGAATGCATATGACCGGTTGGGTCAGTATCCTCACGCGGTCGTGCCTAT